GAATCCCACTGAAGCCGCCACAATGAAGACTGGCAAAGTTAGGAACTGAGAGTGTACATATTGGTTCCCGTATCTTTTCACACGACTTTGGGGTGCGGTCAGGCTGACGAGCCGTGATTGAGCCAGTAAGTACCCCAGGCACTTTTTATGTCAAACCAAAAATTTACACACCATGAATTATTTACAAACACCACTACCCGAGAAAACTAAGAGTTACGCTCCGGTAGGTCACAAAGAACTGATTGAATTTGTTGAGGCCCGATTGGATGCCGCAAAATTCAAACGTACTACTATGTCTGTAGATCAAAACAAAGAAGGTACAATTATTGTTGCCAACATGGGAATTCAGCGTAAGGAGGTAAAAGACTTCCACCAGGAATTCAGCATCATCAATTCCTACAACAAAAGCAAGCCTGTTACCTTTGCCAGTGGTGCACGGGTATTCGTTTGTGAAAACGGAATGATCATCAGCGAGGCCGTTACGGTTCGCCGTCACACCACCAACGTCTGGAACGAACTGGGTGAAAAAGCTGATACCGCCATCGCTCAGTTGGAAGCAAACTGGCAGAAGACTCTGGCTGACGTCAATAAAATGAAGGAAGTTGAACTGACCATGACCAGAGCCTCTGAACTGATGGGACGGATCTTCGTTGAGGAAAAGATCCTGCGTCCCACCGAAGTTACTACTGCCGTACGGGAGCTGCGCAAACCATCGTTTGGTGAATTTGCTGCTCTGACCCTGTGGTCAATGTACAATGCCTGTACCTACGCTCTGAAAGAAGCACACGCTTACCGCAAAAACGACAGTCTGAAGTCACTCCATGATTTCTGTCTGAAAGTTGCTGAATAAAGGCATACCGATGAAGATTCATTATCAGAAACCGGGTCACGAGTTGGCTCGGTCTATGTCAAACCAAAACTGTTATTATGTCACACGAACGTATTATTGAACTCGCACAGAAATTGAAAGCTCTCTCCGAACGAGGAGTAGGAGGAGAGCGTGAAAATGCCATTGACAAGCTGGATCGACTGATGCAGCGTCACAAAATTACCTTTGATGATCTAGAGACTGAAACTCGCCACTTGCGTACTTTCAGATTTCGCAACCGGTATGACCGTGACATACTCATTCAAATCATGTTCAAAGTACTGAACGTACGATCGATGCGTATATCCCATGATCGTGGTACTCGTGGAATGCGTAAGATACAGGTGACTGATGCCGAATACTTGGAGATCACAGCCATGCACGAATTCTACTGGAAAGCCTTCAAACGTGAGATGAAGATCTTCGTCGACGCTTTTATCCAAAAGAACCGTCTGTTCCCAGATAGTGCTGGTCCCGGTAAAGATATCAGTGAACTATCCCCTCGTGAATGGGATAGATTGGTGAAGATGAGTGGTATGATGGAGGGGATGGAAACTTATGTCCCTCCTACCAGAGGACTACATGAGAATAACTAATGTCAAACCAAAAATCACTTGAAAATGAGATTCAGAATCACCGACCTATTCAAAAGTCGTAAAACCAAAATTCGGGAACAAGCCCACTTGCCTATTCTCCCACCACCTCCTAAGAAAAAGGAGCCGGAAGAAAACCTGATCCCTCAGAAAGGTCCTAAAACACGTCGTTCTATTTATTCACATGGATATGGCGCAAGCTCTACCAAGAACAATTACATGCTGAATTTGAAGAACAAAAGCAAGCGTCGTAAGAAGAACCGAATAGCTCGTCGTCAAAGAGTCTTAAACGCAAAAAGATGAAACCATGATAGAAGAAATGAAACAAATCGTACAAGAAGTTTGGCCGTACATAGGAATCGGTCGTATTCCTAAAGTCGAAACCAAACGTGGTGGCTATACCGCAGTGTATTATCCTCGAAGTCACGTCATCCGGTTCCGTGAGAATTCATGGGATCGCCTGAATCTGGCGAATAGACGATTGCTGGTCATTCATGAATGTTACCATGCCACAGGACACAAACACTCGGTAAAGAACGGAATCTATTTGAGTTCGTTCGATCTGTTGAGTATTACATTCTATAAGCATATTTACGGAGACGATGGAGTTTTTGCAAGAGCACAATTGGAAGTGGCCGAATATGCTGAGGAGATTCTAAAATACGTCAAAAGCCTCAAACCAAATGAAAAGTGACACCATTATACGCCGGATCATAGATCGGCTAAATTTGAAGATCGAACAGGATCGTGAGGACGATGGACGTATTGTTCGTCGTCCTCTCACAAAAATTAAATCACATCTGAAAAATGGAAAAGATTCAAATCCTTGAATGTTACATCGTACAACAGAGATCACAAACACGTGTCTTGATCCCAATGTCAGACGGATCTGTTAGGATCACTTCCGAAACAGGAGAATTCGTACAACTGGTGTGGATAGTAGACGAACAGCACAGTTTTCTTTGTGAACGACCATTCAGTCAAAACTAAAAATAATGAAAACATATCTAATCACGATTCGCCCAAGTTACGCTTCACACAAGCGTATACCAAATGTCTTTGCTGCCGTGAAATTGATAGAAACACCCAGAGCATATTACTTTTGGGGACACGGAACAGTTGAGGCCGCACAAACAGGAAGATGCTGCGCCTGTGGACGCACACTCACTCACCCCGTAAGTATCACTTTGGGTATTGGCCCAGTGTGTGGACAACACTATTGGAACTGGGAATTGGTAGGTGGTTTCAGTGAAGAAAACATCGAACGGCTGAAACAAGAAATTGGTCATTTGTATCGCGAAATGAAAGTAGACCAATGGATTCCCAAATCTGTAGTCCAAAACATCACGGATTGTACAGAGCAAGTCACCCCTCCCGAAACCCATCCTATGTTGAAATCTACCCAAAAAAGATCAGCCATCAAAAGTACTGAACTGATGAGGTATGACAACGGAGACTATGGTATCAAAGTTGAATTTCCTTACAACCCCGACGATGTTTTCACCGTCAAACGTATAACCGGACGTCGTTTCAATTCAACCGAAAAATACTGGACCGTTCCCCTCAATCCCGAAAGTGTCGAAACATTGGAAAAAGGAGGATGGTCCATAGACCCACGTATCACCAAATTCCTAGAACGAGCCACCATCGTACTAGATGATTTGAGTACTGACGTAGATATACCAGGATTACGTATGCCGCTGTTTGAATTTCAGAAGCTGGGAGTATCATTCCTAGAACACCGCAACGGTCGTGCCCTGATCGGTGACGAGATGGGTTTGGGCAAGACGGCTCAAGCATTGGCCTACCTACAACTACACCCCGAAATCAAACGAACCATTATTGTGGTTCCAGCCTCACTGAAGCTGAACTGGAAAAAGGAGATCAGCATGTGGATGGACGGAACACGCTCCGTCCAAATACTCAAGGGACAAACCCCATACAACTTACTAGGAGATATCCTGATTATCAATTACGATATATTAAACTTCTGGGTAGAAGCCTTAATCAACTATGAACCTCAGGTACTCATAGCAGACGAGTGTCATTATGTAAAGAACAACTCGGCCAAGCGTACCAAAGCCATGAAAAAGCTGGCCAAACACACCGAGCGGTTCATAGGACTCAGTGGTACACCAATAGTAAATCGTCCCGTAGAATTCTTCAATGCCATCAAGATGATTGACGGGACTATGTTTCCTAACTTCTGGGACTACGTTCATAAATATTGCGCCGCTCGACACAACGGATACGGTTGGGATTTCAGCGGATCATCAAACACGCAACAACTACACGAACTGCTGACTTCTACGATCATGATCCGTCGTAAAAAACGTGACGTGCTAAAGGATCTTCCCGACAAGATTTATAGTTTTGTACCTTGTCACATGGACGACCGTGGTGAATATGACATAGCCGAGCATGATTTTGTCGGTTATGTAACAATGACCAAGGGAACTGGCGAAGCCGAGCGAGTGAGTCGTGCTGAGGAGCTGGCCAAAATCGAGAAGCTGAAGCAACTGGCCGTGCGTGGTAAATTGATAGAAGCCATTGGTTGGATACAAGACTTCATATCATCAGACGAACAAATCAAGTTAGTGGTTTTTGCTACTCATAGATTCGTAATTGATGAAATACTGAAATTCTTCGGAGAGAAGGCCGTCAAGGTCGACGGAGGGGTCAGTCTTAAGGATCGGCAAAAGGCAGTGGAACGCTTCCAAAACGATCCTGATGTGCAGTTATTTATTGGCAACATTAAGGCAGCTGGCGTTGGTTTGACATTAACAGCTGCCTCTAATGTTGCTTTTTTGGAACTGCCGTGGACTCCTGGCGATTTAGTTCAGGCCGAAGACCGTTGTCACCGTATAGGACAAAAAGACAGTGTGAACGTATATTATCTATTAGCACAAAATACCATAGAAGAGCGCATTGCTCGTCTATTAGACTCTAAACGAAAAGTTCTAGAAAGTGTGTTGGACGGAGCTGTCCCCGAAGACTCATCCTTATTAGGAGAACTGATAAATGATTACTATGAATACATGTTAACCAAACAAGAGTAAAAAGAATTAATCACATGAACAAACGTAACCGTAAAGTGAGTTGGGCACCCAATGAGGTGCCTCACTCACATTTTTTGATCCTATGGTCCATCGTTTGGACCTATCACCAACAAACGGGACATGACCCAGAAGATTTATTTGGTGAAGCAAGTTTGAAATATTGTTTATGTCGTGATCGGTGGAACCGTAAAAGAGGTGAATTCAGTACCTATCTATACACCGTAATCCCAAACCATTTAAAAGATTACCTTTGGAAGAATTGGGATATAGGAAAACGTATAAAACTACCAGATGGTACAAACACACCTTTGCAATTTATACCCTTGGAACATGTTGAGCAACTGTTGCTTAAACTAGAAGAAGAACGAGCCAACAGGGAATGTCAAATATTTTCCGTATAATAATTAAAACATGCGGATATTAGATTTGTATCAGGATTATTCGGTCGATCATATCACTGAAACCTCAAGACATCGACACGCTACCACAGGATGGGTGAATACACATTGTCCCTTTTGTGTAGGTAGTCATGATTATCATTTAGGATATTCCCTTGAAGATGATTACTTTAATTGCTGGCGTTGTGGTTTCCACAGAACGATTAAAGTAATCATCGAAATTTTGGACATCTCCTATGATGAAGCAAAAAAGGTAGTAAAACAGTACGGGGGGGATATTCAAATTTCTCATTCTGATCATTCTGAACCAGAAAAGAAACCATTTCGTTATCCATCAGGAACTACAGAACTATTGAACTACCACAAACAATATCTTGAAGATAGAAAATACGATCCTAATCGCATTGTTACTTTATGGAATATAGCTGGAACAGGACCAAGCAGTTTTCTTGATGGAATAAATTACTCGAAACGAATTATTGCTCCCATACACTGGAAAACCAAGGCCGTCTCATTTCAAGCAAGAGCCTTGAATAGCCATACACAACCAAAATACAAAGCCTGTCCCATAACCCGAGAATACATCCACCACCAACACATACTATACGGAATGCCCCAAAAGTGGACCTCACAAGGTATCTGTGTAGAAGGAATATTTGACGTCTGGAGAATTGGGTATAAAGCATTCGGAGTATTCGGAATCAATTATACTCAACAGCAGATAGTAGAAATAGTAAAACATTTTGAGGAAATAATCATACTCTTTGATCCCGAACCACAGGCACAAATTCAGGCACGAAAACTGAAGAAAAATTTAGAGGCACATCGACTGAAAGTGTATATTGAAAACATCGACACAGATCCTGGTGATTTAACTCAAGATGATGCCAATCATTTAGTTCGCCAACTCACGACCAAATTCAAATGAACGACTCATTATCATATTCAATTGTATTTTGGAGTGAATACGAATTTGTTCCACGAAGGGGGGGTTGGAGGGGGTATATATGCATGCAATGACAATTAGAAAAACAAAGGCTGTTACCACACGTGCACGTGCAACGCATGCACGCACGCACAAGCGTATGCGCAGACAGAGATGGTTTCCATGGAAGACCCAAGAATTCATTAAGATTTGGAACGAATGGACTGAATACAAAAAAGATCAGTTCGGATTTAGATACAAAAATCCAAAAAGTGAACAACGGGCATTAGACAATTTGTATAAAATTTCCAATCAGGATTTAGATACAGCCAAGGCCATTATCATTCGCAGCATTGTGAACGGATGGAAGGGATTGTTTCAATTACAAACAGATGTTAAGTCACCAAACAATACCAACCGAGCAGGATCCCGTTACGGAAACACCAGTAAGAAGAAATATCGTAAACCAGACATAGAAGATTAATATGAGAAACGAAAGAACATGGAGGGAAACTGTTATGCCCTCCGTAATACAAAAATTGTCTCCTCGTATTCAACGAGACCTCAAAATCATCCCCATCCCTACAAAACTCCCACAAATGTGTAATATGTACATTCATGGGGAAGTGGGAACAGGTAAAACCATAGACGCCATAATGATGCTTCTTGGAGCGGCAATGGAACGATACCTACAAAATCGTCAGGGGGAAATATTATACATGTCCGTACCAGAACTTATCACTGAAATACAAGATTCGTTTGGTAATCACGAAACCACCCGACACGAAATACTTGAACGTTTCAGTGAAGCCTACTTTCTGATTCTTGACGATCTAGGTGCTGAGAAGCCTACGGAATTTGTAATGACTATGTTGTATTTGATTATCAATCGCCGATATGAAAACATGCTTCCTACGGTCATTACTTCAAATTTTGATCTTGACACCTTGGCCTCTCGTTTGGGGGATGATCGGGTTACTTCTCGCATTGAACGAGAATATATTATCAAACACAAAACCGGAAAATGGAGGAGAATATGACTGACGAATCTTTAATGCCTTTTGGTAAATACAAGGGAGAAAAACTAGCTAATATACCCGCTGGATATCTATTGTGGTTATTGCAGAATGATCTCGGCTCAGGACCATTGAAAGATTATATACTGGACAATGAAGAACTACTCATGAAAGAAGCCGAGCATGATAGAACGTAAAATAACAATCGGACTAATTACCAACACTGAATTTATTACCCAAATACGTAAGGTGTGGGAACCTAGATTCTTAGAGAGTGTGGCTTTACGCACAGTGGCTATGTGGTGTGTTGAATATTATGACCAATACAAAAAAGCTCCGATGCGTAATATTGAAGCAATTTTCTTCGAACGATTAAAAACCAAAAAGATTGACGCTACAGTAGCCAATGATATCCAAACAGATGTTCTACCCAGTCTGAGTGAAGAATTCGAAGAAGAACATTTCAATTTGGAATACACACTAAAGCTGACTCTACGATATTTTAACGAGCGTCACTTGGAAGACCATAACGAAAAAGTGCAAGCCTTGTTGGATAAAGACCAGGTGGAAGAAGCCCAACAGCTTACATCGTCATACAGACCGATTTTGTCGTTATCGACGTCGGATATAGACTTCACCGACCCCTTGCTACTTTCCAAAGTAACATCCGCTTTTTCGACCCAACACGATCCTCTAATCCGATATCCCCAAAGTTTAGGAGACATGATGAACAACCAATTAACAAGAGGGTCATTTGTGGGTTTTATGGCTACCGAAAAGCGAGGCAAGACATGGTGGCTGATGGATATGGCTTTGCGAGGAGTACGCCAGAAGTGCCGAGTAGCTTTCTTTCAGGCCGGGGACATGACCGAAGGTCAATTTCTACGTCGTACGTCAATTTATTTAGCCCAACGCAGTGATCAAGAACGATATACCGGAGAGATCTTTGTCCCCATACGTGATTGCGTGCGTAATCAATTGGATCTTTGTACTAAACCAGAACGAGAAGTAGACTTCGGTGTATTTGGAGACCGTGATGAGGACGAACAATCATTTAGGTATAAAATAACACTAGAAGAGATATTAGAAAAGTATGATGATTGGCCTGAATACCAAGCTTGTCACAATTGTGTAGAATATTCCAAAAACAAATGGGGGATACCATGGGTAAAACCTGTAATGATCAAGAATCCACTAGGAATAAACGAGGCTCTGAAGATCGTAAATGAGTATTTTATCAACAAACACCGAAAATTACGTCTTAG